GAAGGAACTTTAGTTTTTATTGAACTACACAACCATAAGTGGTATATTTTACCAGAGGGTGTAGGAGGTTCAACAAACATAATTGCTTTTGACACAGGAGGGTACACAGAAGAAATACCCACTCCCCAAGTTTGGTATGTAGCAATTAGCAGAGTTAGTAATTCTGATCCTCCAAGTGAAGATCCTTCAGATTATGAAAATTTCCCAGAGGGAACTACATTACTCTACAAGGGTAATTCTTATGACGTAAACAGCTCTGGGGATGCTTACAATAGCTACGCTTGGATATACCAAACGTGTAACGAAAACATAGAGATGGCAGAGTGGTTAGACGATAACAATTTAGAAACTTGGGTAAATGAATTGCCCGAAAACTCTGGTAATCCAAATGACGCTTGGACTATTGACCCTTCTCAATACGGAAGAACTACGGTTTACAGAGATGATCATTTAGATTTAAGAGACAGACTTTTACATCAACCTGTGCCTTACGACTATGATGATTTAGTTGGGCCTCTTGAGTCAGACGAATGTAATCCAGATAACCAATGTTCTAATATCCCAGAAAGTCTTAACCGCTGTGATAGAACAATTAGAGCAACTGTCACTCACACATACTGTAGTATGGGGTCTTCAGTTCCTGGACAAGCAGATGACGGAACTGTAGAACTTAGAGACAGTACTTGTAGTTTTCTTTATGGTCGTACAGAAGCAGACTTAGCCAATAGAAAAGGTATTGCTGTATGGATGAAAGAACATGACGATCCTTACGCAGAATGCTACTGGCTAATTATTTGGATGGACATGTTCGATGAGATACAAGTAGTGAGTGATGTAGTTATCGGAACCAGAGGTATTACAATAGAAAGAAAACAAGTTGATATATGGCGTGAATGTGACCTACCAGATGAATGGATCGAAGGTAATACTTGTGAGGAATCATAATGGCTGATTCTGATTTTATATTTTCTGGAGAGAAAGACCCTAACGATCAAGGGCTGTTTTTTCACAACGGTAAGCCTTTGTTCGTAGATGGTAAGTTGGCCTTTTATCGTGCTTGTTGTTGTGATTTAGCTTGTCAAAGAAAAGTATTTTTAGTGTACATAGGTGGCGAAGGCCCATTTGTAGGAGCCAAGCCAGCCAATCCTCCGTTAAGAAACGGGTATGGCAATTCTTATATTATGTATCATGCGGAAACGATTGACACAGTATCTACTCCTCCAGGAAGTGCTTACCATAACATTGTTTGGACTATAGAATTTTGTTGGAATGAGTATGATTTAGATCCAGGAGACAATCAATCTCCTGAAGTTTCTTATCAAAACGAACTTGATTTTTGGGCTTGTGAAGCACAAAACACTTGGATGGGCTCAGAAACTTGTTTTATTGAAGTGTCTGACGTAGATGACCCCTACGCATCTTCAACCTATACTACTATTCAAAATAGTACACGATTAAATATGGACGGATTAGTAGGGACTGGTAATTGGCAAAGAACAGACTACTACGGTCCAAACTTAAAATCTAATTGTCCTAACTGTACTTGTGCTTTGAGTTGTGAACCTGACGGAACTTAACAATGGCTTGTGCTGCTAAACAACCTAATGAACCTGTTCAAATACTTGTTAAAGATAAACCAAAAACAAGTTTAAGTGAGCAGCGTTTAGCTGTTTGTAATAAATGTAATAGAAATGTTGATGGTATTTGTAGGACAGTAGCCGCTAAACACGGTAAAGAAAGGGCAGTAATTAGTCATGGGATCAACCGTCCCTCTGTGTCTTGCCCTAAAGGTAAATGGTTATCATTAAAAATTGTTTGTCCTTCTTGTGACAGACATATTCTTGTAAATGAAAGATTGGGTTTTTGTGAATGGTGTCGTATCAAAAAGAATATGGGACGAAAAAATCGTTCTTTAATAATGGACGATGGCAGAGATCATACTGTCGTACCTTCACCCTTTTCAGATACTCCAATAAAAAATCTTCACTATTTCATGTATCCTCGATATGAGGAATCAATAAACTATCATCTTGAAGAATTAAGAAAATCAGTTTTTATTTTTAATGGCAAAAAGATTTGTTGTGTTGCTATAGACGAAAACACTTTACATGAAAAGTACGAGAAACAAATAGCCGATATTTTTGATGAAGTTTATTACGTTCAAAATAATCCAAACATTCGAGAAAAAGCAGGATTTATCACTACTCTTCAAAAATTTAGAACCAAAAATCCTAATGAGGTTATTTGTTTTGCTCATGCTAAAGGACAACAAATACATACTAAATCAGCTCCGTTAATTCGTCTTTGGTCCGAAACAATGTACGAAACTTGTGTTAGAAATTGGTCACAAGTTAAAGAAGCTATGGAGCAAGGTTTTCCAGTTGTCGGTAGTTTTAAATCGTACTCAGGATTTAGAACCACAAGCTACATGTGGCACTATTCTGGATCTTTTTGGTGGGGTAGGTCCAAAGAAATTTTTATGAATAGGCGATGGAAAGACATGTGTGATAATTGGTGGGCAGCAGAATCTTATGTTGGCAGACACTATAATCGAGATGAAGGGTATTGCCTTTTTGGATTAAACCCAGGAAATTTATATGAATATCAAACTTGGGAAAGACTAAAACCTGAATTAGAAATTTGGAGAACGGAGCAAAATGTCTTGTCTTAATGTTTGGCGTCAGTTAATGAGCGAAAAAACTGAGCCCACGATTTTATGGACTGGAGCTAAACCTTGGAATGGTTCCCCATTAATGAATTACAGTGAACACTGTTCGCACGGAAACTGGGTTGCCACAGACATAGAGGATGGAGAGGGAGTAGATATTGTTTCTGACTTAGAAACTATCGACAAAACTGTAACCGAAAAATTTGACGGTATATTTTGTCCAGCAACTCTTGAACACGTTAGACGCCCTTGGGTGGCTATGCAGTCTATGTTTGATTGTTTAAAAGAGGGAGGACTATTGTTTATAGACACTCACCAAGCATTTCCCTTACACGGATACCCTCACGATTATTTTAGATTTAGCACTGAAGCGTTGAAATCTATGGCTGAAGATTCTGGATTTAGAGTGTTACTTTCTGAGTACCAGTTCCCTTGTTCTATTGTTCCTCCACCTGAAGTTACTCGGTGGAATACTGCTGCTGAATCATATTTAAATGTAAATTTGTGTGCTAGTCGTGAACCAAATTCTTAACAACGGAACGCACATACTTAGATACCCAACAGATACAAAAGAAAAAACAATAATTGTTTCTGGTATCGGTAGATGTGGAACTACTGCTGTAATAAAAAGTTTACAACTTTGTGGCGTACAATTAAAAAACGAACAAGTTGCAAAACGAACTTTAGACGATTGGGGGATTGGTACATTTTTAGACGACAAAGATAGTAGGTCATTAAGAAAAGAAATTGTCAGAAGAAATTTAGATTATGACGTATGGGGATTTAAATGGCACATGATTCCTCAATGGGATAATTATTTATCTATGTTTAGAAACCCTTTGTTAATTGTATTAACTAGAGACCATACAGCTGTCGCATGTAGAGCGTCAACCGATTTAGACGGTTTAGACAATTATGGTCAATGGTTAAAAAATATTTCTATTTGGCAATTACAACTTAATTATTGTTTAATCAACGACATTAAAATTCCAACAATTTTAGTTTCGTATGAAAAATTGCTTTTAAACCCAAAATCTGTGCTGTCTACTATTTGTTCTTTTTGTGGAATTTCTTGTACAGATGATGCAGTAAACTCAATAGTTGCAAATGATAAAAATTACACATCCTCTAATGCTGTACGTCAGGCTTGGTTAAATGATAGTAATTGAAAACGTCATAGACGAGCATCTGTTAGAGGCAATTTACGCAAACTTTCCTTCAGAAGATTGGAAGGGTTGGCATCACTATTCTGATAAGGATGCTGAAAAATACGGGAGCAAACCTTATCCTGAGTTATTTCCACATACACCTTTCCCTAGTTGCGTAGCTCCAGCTTTATATGCTTTGGCTAATGCAGTTTCTCCTCATATAGTTCAAGGTTGTTTTCCTGATTTTGATACCTATGGATCTGGGCTACACATGTTAAAACCAGGAGGGTATCTTCGGCCTCATCTTGATTCTTCGGTCCATCCATTGACGGGTTGGAAACGAGAATACAGTTGTGTTCTTTTTTGTAACAAAAATTGGGATCGTAAAGATGGTGGATGTTTTGGTATGTCTAATGAAACAAATACTATACTACCATTATGGAACACAGTGGTCTTATTTAGGACTACGGAAAATTCTATTCACTGGGTCTCTAAAATAACGGGAGACAAGGCTAGAAAATCAATATCGTTGTTTTACTGGTCTAAAGAACAACCCAAAGATCCAACAAGAAATAAGGCAAAATTTTTATGAACAACTCTGTTGAATTTGTAAATCCTGTAATTTTAGCTGGAGGTTCAGGTAGTAGGCTTGGTGATTTAACCAAAGCAACTAACAAACATTTATTGCCTTACAAAAATGGTGTTGTAATTGACTCAGCTTTTAAATTAGCATCTTCTCAAGGTACTCCGTTAGTAATAACAAATCCTAAAAGCGTTGGTAGTATTGCATCTTACTTAGGAACAAAAGCCTATTATGGAGTACAAGAAAAACCTTTAGGTATTGCAGACGCAATAAAAGTAGCTAAATCATTTTGTATTGAAGACGGCATAGCAGTAATTCTTGGAGATAACTATTTTTGCGAAAATGCTGCTCATCAAATAAAAATTACTATGGATACTTTTACCTCTGGATGTTCTGTTTTTCTTAAAGAAGTTAACAATCCAAAACATTATGGGGTAATGCACATTAACAATAAAGGTAATTGGGTAGCAAAAGAAAAACCTAAAAATCCTAAAAGTAATTTAGCATTAACGGGAGCTTATGTTTTTGATTCTCAAATTTGGGACATACTTCCTAACTTAAAACTTTCAAAAAGGGGAGAATATGAAATCACAGACATCATTAACGCTTACCCGCAAAAAGATTTAGATATTGTTAAAATTCGCGGAGATTGGAAAGATTTAGGCAAATCAGTAAAACATTATTGGGCACAAGGACAACTTTAGGAGCAATTATGAAAAATGCATTAGTTACAGGTGCAAGAGGTTTTATCGGTAGCGTACTTTGCAAAATGCTACTAACAAACGGATACACGGTTACTGCTTTTGTGCGAGACAGTAATCCTTGGACAAAACCAAGATTAGAAGAACATGATTTAATTAAATCTTTTATTGTACAAGGAAGATTAAAAATTGTACATGGCGATCTTACTGGAGATATTTCCGGTATTTGTGAAGGTATAGATGTAGTTTACAATCTTGCAGCTAGAACTTTTGTAGACCATTCTATTCGTCACGCTGAGCCTTTTGTTCGATCTAATGTACTAGGTACAGTTAATATTTTGGAAGAAGCTAGAAGACAAAAAGTTCCTGCTTACTTTCAAATTTCTACTGATGAGGTTTATGGACAAATTTTAGAAGGTTATCACGATGAAACCTCTCCAGTTTGTCCTCGCAATCCTTACGCAGCTTCTAAAGCAGGAGCAGATGCTTTTGTAATATCCTATGCACACACTTATAATATGTGGACTTGTGTTACAAGAACGGAAAATAATTATGGTCCGTTTCAACATCCACAAAAAGTATTTCCTAATTTTGTAGGAAAGGCTTTACAAGATAAAAACTTGCCTGTATACGGAGATGGTAAACATATTCGACAATGGCTACATGTTTGTGATCATGCACAAGCGTTAATTGATTTATATGAAAAAGGATTTTTAACAAAAAAGATTGACGCTGGAGAGGTATTTCACATAGCAGGTAAACAAGAAATAACTAACACAGAGTTAGCACAAAGAATTTTAACTGAGTTAAACAAGCCTTTACACAAAATAGTTTACATAGACGATCACGACATTAGACCTGGACACGATAAACGATATGCTTTAACGTGTGATAAAATTAAAAATGCTGTTGGTTGGACACCTTCGGTTAGTTTAAATGAAGGGTTTAAAGAGACTGTTCTTTGGTACAAAAATAATCCCGAATGGACATACAGGAGTTAAATATGACTGATAAAATGTTAGAGTTTCCAGCTATTCTTGATTTAGAAGCTTGTAAACAAATTATTAAAGATACAAGACCTTTACTTACACCTGCTAAAGTAGGTAGAGGCAAAGCAAGAATGGTGCATCCTGCTAGAGTAGCAGATAACAAAAAATATGTTATTGACACTGATTGGTCTCTTGCTTTAAGAAAATTTGTTTCAGAAATTACTGATACTAACAATTTAGATTTAATTGAACCTGTAGAAGTTGTATGTTACTCCAAGGGAGGATTTTATTATCGTCATTGTGACAGCAATATTGGCGACCGTCCCTACACTTTTTCAATTGCTTTAAACAACGAATTTGAAGGAGGGGAATTATTTTTTGATCAAATAGGAACTTTAATTGAAGATCGTCCAATTGGTTCTGGTATTCTTTGGGAAAACGATAGAAGTATGACTCACGAATGTAAACCTATTCGTGAAGGAGAAAAATGGATAATTAATATTTGGGTACACGTATGGGGAGCAGAGGAAAGAAAAACCTCTGGTGAAGATCCTCTTGGAGAGGATGAACCTCAAGATTTTACTGATTCACCAATTATCATTCCTGGAGAAAACGACTGATGGCAGCTTTTACATTAACACCCGCAGGAGTAAAGGTAGGGTCTGGAGCAGTAGTCCGTACTTACACTTCTAACGAGGCACATAACGCAGGACAAGCAATTACTACAACGGGAGTAATTGTAGACATTGACACAACTACTAAATTAGATATTGCTGGATTGTCTGTTTCGACAGCTTCGGCTTCTGGGCAAGCAGTTGTTGTTATTTCTGGCGATATAGTTGTTTCTGATACTTTGACTCCACAAAGACAAATTATTGTTGGTCCTTCTGGACAATTGCAATATGATGATGATCTTTTGTCAGGAGATCAATACGTGATTGTTGGCTACACTAAAGATGCTAACACTATTAGTTTGCACGCAAAAAATACTGGCGTTGCTAAAGCGTAATCAATTACCCTAGCAATCCCTCCTTCGGCTTCTTACATGGCTTGCTCCGTCTTTGTAAAGTAAGTCGAAGGAGGGTTTTGCTAACGCTGCACAAGGCTACTCGCTGTCTTCAGGGTTATTTCCTAAGTCTATACCTCCCACGATAGGGTCTTCTAGTAGATTTCTGATACCGTTTTCGTCAGTTTCTACTTCCAATCGTAAATTTTCATAGATAACACTTCCGTTAGAAGCGTAAGAGTTCCAGCCTTTAACAATAATAGCTATTCTTTCATCTGAACGCATGTTGCCTTGATCAGCAAGGTCTTGTATGTACTTAGTAACAGCTACTACGCTTTCACTACCCTCAGTTAATTCTAACCAATAACGTTCAGCTAACTCTTGTTGGAAAAAGCTAAGACCTTCTTCGGTTGGTGGATCAGCATGGTTTTTATACGACTCATATTCTGTAGATGAGACTGACATCAAGTAAAGTAATGCAGGAGCGTAAGCACCAGCAAATTGCGAAACAGGATATTTTTTACCTTTACTTTCTGTATGTATAGTTTGTATAGATTCTAATACGCTTGTATGTCTTTCGATAAATTCTAATGCGTCTGAATGACTAAATCTTGCATTGTATGCATCGCTTTGAGCGTTAGTACGAATCCAAAGCATACGAACTGTATGTTCTGCTAATCGACAAAGTTTCTTTAGTTCTGTTTTATTAGTAGTATCAAAAATACCACTAGCATAAAAAGAATCTGCTAACGATCTAGGCTTGCCTGTACCGATAGTGTTGACTAACCGTTTTGTTTCTTTAGCTCCCAAACCTACAATAATTGAAATCTCAGGTTGAGTTTTCCAAGAAGGATACTTGTCGGGATTTCTATTGTATTCTTGACAAGCAAGAATCAACGATATAAGTCTATGTTTACCGTCAAGAACTAAACCTGTTTCTCCGATAATAATTGTTTCTAAGTTAAATTCCCAATTACCTCCAAGAATATCCCACATTAAATCTGTGGCTGTTTGTTGGTAAAAAGGTCTTTGTAAATCATTATTGGCGCAATAAATTGTTGAACCATGTATGTCTTTTAACAAAAAATCGTCAAACGAATCTCCATCTTCGGGTTCTGTCCAACCAAGTAAAAGTTTTGCTTCTTCCTCGCCAAGTAAATCTCCTGACGGTTCAAATACTCTGACCTCTACTTTGTCATACAGAATATCTCTTTCTGGTTTTTTAGGCATATTATTTTCCTTGGGTTGATCTGCCCCTTAATAATTTGAGAGGAGCAGAAGGTTTGGGTGTTGTTACCGTAGGCCAAACATAAGGTAAATTGTCTGGTTCTTTCCAATTATATTTTCCGTACCATTCAGGAAATTTTCTAAGTAAATTGGATCTATGAGAAGCATGAACATCTTCCCTACCTAACCATTTTGGTGGTCCTGTGTCTTTAGTAGACTCTAACACTTCAAATATTAGGGACTTTGTTTCTAGGTAGTGTAAATTACGCATTTCTAGCTCTTGAATTCCAGCTAAGGCATAAAGAGCAAGGTGGTGAGTGTGTCCTTGCCACATTTTACTAGCAGGATGATTTTTCCATCCTCCATTAATTAACGTGACAGCTTCTCGATAAACTTGATTACCAAGTCTACTTGGATCAAGAACTTTCATACTTTGCGAATATGACGCATACGGTAAAAATGTTTGCATAATAAAAAGATGCCCACCAACCTAAGCTAGTGGACATCGCTCCGTAATGTATTACACTAACGGGTTGATCTTCCTCCTAGTAATTTTTTAGTGGGTTGAATTTTGGGTTTTTGGTCTTGAGATTTACTCTTAACCTCTTGAGTTGATTCAGAATAATCAACTCCGTCAACTTCTCGGTCTGTAAACTGACCTCCATAGTCCCCATATCCTAAATGGGCGACAGACACTACACGTACCATCCTTTATCTCCTATGTTGGTACTCGAAGCTCCGAATGTCTCCGGTTCGTATATTATAATATACAGAGAGAGACACGATAGAGGCTGTTACCTCTACATACTTTATTTTAACTAAACAATAAACGGAGTAACACCATGATAGTTTATTTGGATATGGATGAAGTTTTATCTGATTTTATTTTAAGTGCTTGTGAAGCACATAATGTAAATCGAGAGGTTATGGATTCAAATAGAAAAATTGGAAATTGGTGCATCCTTCCTGCTTTAGCAAAAAGTTTAGGAATACCAGAAGAAAAATTTACCGAAGAATATTTTTGGAAACCAATAAACGATCAAGGAATTGAGTTTTGGGCAAATATGGCCGAAACAGATTTTTTCCATACAATACTATATTCACTTAATTGTTTAAACATAGAACCATTTATTTTATCAAGTCCGACAAATAAAATAGATTGCCAAACTGGTAAAGCTATTTGGTTAAAAGAAAGATTCCATAGTAACTACGACAGATTTATCTTCACTCCTTATAAGAATAACTTAGCAAAAAAAGACACTATCTTAATTGACGATAACGAAGACAACTGTTTAAGTTTTACAAGATCAGGAGGTAAATCTTTGCTTTTTCCCTCTCTTGGAAATCGTCTACATAAATTTTATCGTACACCATGGGACTATGTAGAATCATCTCTCCGAGAGTTAATTTAATTGATAAAGTATAATACCTGTATCGCCTATGTCTTTAGATAATGGTACTTGTTGGCAGGTAGGTGATACATAACCCGTTACTGTGAACGTGTCGATAACGGGCAGGTAGACTGAAAGCTGAGAAGACCTGGACCACTGGCGTAGGACGCTAAAAGCTCAGATGGCCGATACCCAGTCCTACTGGTGAGGTGGAGGTAACAACCTTTACATTTTATTACTCATAATTCTTATGTTGAATTGCATAAGAACGTACCCTCCATTTGGAGGTAACTAACAATACTTAATTTATCATGTCTAGACCTTGTATCTATCCTTGGGAGTCCTGGTTAGCTTCCGAAAAAACAACATTAACCTCTGACGACTATAACTGCACACAGCGTAGCATGTGCGTACTAATTCGCATGAGAGCTGCTAAGTTAAAAAAGAAATACAGCGTGTATCCTAAGAAAAATGGAAACATAATTATCGTACCAAGACCAAAGGCTAAATTTAAATGATTCGAGAAGAATGGCTGTTAGAAGCTAAAACAAGGTTAGAGTCTGAATTCTTTAATAGAAGAACTAGAAAACTGCCTCCTGTTGCTGTTAGTTGTGGCATCCCAAAAGGTTCTGGTAATGCTATTGGACAATGCTGGGATGCCAAAGTAGCTTCAGACGGTACAACGCAAATTTTTATCTGCCCTTCTATAGATGAGCCTTTCCAAGTATTAGGGACTTTGCTTCACGAACTTTGTCACGCATCAGTAGGAGTTAGGTATGGTCATGGCCCTGAATTTGGAAGAATAGCAAGAGCAGTAGGACTCAAAGGTAAACTAACTCAAACAGTTGTAGAAAACGACAGCCCTACCGGAATCTTCTTAACTAAAATACAAGAGTCGTTAGGGGTGTATCCCCACAAAGCGTTAAACAAACGCAAAGACAAGAAAAAAGGTCAAAGACCAAAACGAATCAAGTTAATTTCGCCAAAACACAATGATTACGAAATCAGTATAGTTCAAGATTTACTTACCCAAGGACTACCTGTAGATCCATGGGGAAACACTATGGAATTAAAGAAATAACAATGCCAACTTTACCAGACGACAAAACAGTAGAAAACTATTTAGGTATTGATCCTGGTAAAAGTGGAGGGCTTGCTCTTATACGTTCTTCTCTCAGGAATAGTAAAATACTGGATTGGGTAGTAATGCCTGCGTCTGACTATGATTTGTATAAAGTGCTTAGAGATTGGAAAAATACTTACAGCATATCTTCGGCTGTTCTTGAGAGAGTGTCTTCTATGCCTGGAGAGGGTCATGTTGGTGCTTTTAGTTTTGGAGAAAACTATGGAAAGCTCCAAATGGTTTTAGCTGCTAACAAAATTAGATATGAAAAAATAACTCCAAGGGTTTGGCAAAAAGGACTTGGAGTAAAAGTTAAAGCAAAAACAGAAAGTAAACCTGCTTTTAAAGAAAGACTAAGACAACTATCACAACAGTTGTTTCCAGATCTCCCGCTGTGGGATGAACCCAGAACTTTGGGTAAACAAAGAGCCGTTTGTGACGCTATTTTAATAGCTGAATTTTGTAAAAGAAAAGAAAAAGGATTATTGTAATCAACCCATGCCTATTGCACCAAAATTAAATTGGACCTCGCATAAATTAAGATGGTCAAATTGTAAACAATGTGAACTTTGTAAAACCAGATCAAACGTAGTCTTAGCCAGAGGCGATATTCCCTGTGACGTTATATTTATAGGAGAGGCACCTGGACCGTCAGAGGACACTATTGGTTCTCCGTTTATGGGAGCAGCTGGTAAGTTATTAGATCAAATAATTGAAAACGCAGAGTATTCTTCGTACACAGTTAAAAAATCTTTTACCAATTTAATATCTTGCATTCCTGTAGGAATACAACCAGGAGTTTTTGTAAACCCTGACGAGCTGTACCTAAAAAGTTGTAAACCTAGACTACAAGAATTTGTAGAATTAGCAAAACCTAAAGGTATTGTAATGGCTGGTAAACTTGTACAGAAATGGGCTCCAGTTTTAATAGATTGGGACTTTGAATTTTCTCTCGATATTATGCATCCAGCTCAGTTATTAAGACTTGACGCAAGTCAACAACCTTTAGCAATACAAAGAACTATCGTCAATTTAAAAGACATGTTTACCGCTGTAAAAGAATATTAATGAATAAATCAATCAGCTCAGTAAGAGTACGACCGTTACAAAAACCTTCTTGGGGAGGACCAGTACAAGAGGGTGTTAGTCAATCTATGCTTTGTGAATACCTAATTTGTCTAGAACGATTTAGAGTTTCAACCATAGATGGGATAGGTACTCCAGAAGGATTCAATCTCTATATTGAGTTTGGACAAATGTGGCATATTTGTGAGGAGTATTTTGCCGCTAACGAGGATTGGGAAAAACCTTTGTTAGAATACTCCGGCCAACTAATGGCTAAGTACAGAGGTGACGGTAACCAAATTAGTAAATGGTACAATGTAGTAAAACTTTTGTTTCCTCTTTATATGAAATACTGGGAAGAACAAGAGGACGTACAAAACAGAGAACCTATTTTTCAAGAGGAGGTTTTTCTTGTAGATTACAAATTACCTTCTGGTAGAGTAGTCAAGTTAAAAGGTAAATGGGACGCTGTAGACCACATAGTTGGAGAGGGACTTTTCCTTCAGGAAAATAAAACAAAGAGTACTGTAGATGAAGAAGCTATTACTGCTATGCTTCAAAACGATATACAAACAAAAATGTATACGATTGCGTTAAAAACTTATCAACAACAAGACCAAGACTTAATTCCTAAAGACATACCTATAAAGGGTGTAAGGTATAATGTAATAAGACGGCCATTAGGAGGTGGCAAGGGTTCTATTAGACCAAAAAAAGGTTCTAAGAATGTTGCTCCCGAAACAATGCCTGAGTTCTATGAGCGATTAACTGAAGTCATTAAAGACGACATTGATGGATATTTTTATCGTTGGAAAGTAGAGTTTTCTGAAGAGGACATAACTAGGTTCCAAAAAGAAACTCTTGATCCTTTGCTAGAAAATCTTTGTGACGATTATGAATGGTGGGAGTACGCTCAAGAAGCTAAAGTTGATCCATACGATTACTTAACAAGAACAGATAAATTTCCTTACCACATGAAAAGACATTTTAGACTTCCATATGGAACTTACAACGTAGTGCAACGAGGAGGAGTAACAGATTTAGACAACTACATTAACACGGGGTCCACTGTAGGACTTTGTAACATCAACCAATATTTTCCTGAGCTTCAATAAATGCCTGCTATTAAAAGTCAATCCAAAAAGAAAGAACCTGTTAAATCTATGGATAGTGTTTTAGATCGTATTGTACCTCTTGATAATTTACCTGACGAGGGAATTAAACTTTGCGTTTACGGTAAAAGTGGTACGGGTAAAACTCGTTTTGTTGGTACATTTGCAGAACAACAAGGACCGCTTTTACATATGATTTGTTCCTCTAATGGAATTAACGAAGCTAGATCAATTAAAGGATTAAATAATATCCAATGTGTTGAATTACAAAAATCTTCTGATCTATCAGTTCTTATTGATTACGCTCAAGAAAACGATTTTAAAACAGTTGTTCTTGATCATGTAACTGGATTTGCTGATCTTGTGTTAGCTGAAATTCTGGGAGTAAATAAAGTTCCAGAACAAGGTTCTTGGGGTATGGCTAAAAGAGAACACTATGCTCAATTAGGATTACAAGTTAAGACACACCTAAGAGGATTATTGGATACTTCATTAAATATTATTATTGTTGGACAAGAAAGAGCATTTGATACCTCTGAAGAATCTTCGGACGTTTTAATGCCATACGTTTCTGTAGGAGCAACTCCAGCTGTAGCCGGTTGGATTGCACCAGCTGTAGACTACATGTGCCAAACCTTTAAACGTGAAGAAGTTAAAATTACGGAAAAGAAACTTGGAAACAAAATAATTCTTAACAAAGAAAAAACTGGTAAAAATGAATTTTGTCTTAGAGTAGGTCCAGATGCAACCTACATTACTAAATTTAGAGTTCCACCAAACACAGAACTACCAGATGTAATTGTAGATCCTTCATATGATAAAATTAAACATTTAATAAATGGTGAAGTTAATGCTGATACTGTCTAGAGGTACGAGTGAAAAAATTTATATTGGAAAAGGAATTACTTTAATGGTAGTTCAAATACAAAAAGACAAAGTTCGTATCGGCATAGATGCTCCTAATGACGTTCCAATTTACAGAGAGGAAATTGCTGAAAATTTTGTAAGAGATAATCACCTTAAAAAGTGATAGAGTAGAATACGTTTAACTTCTTGTTTCCTAATTAACCGAAAGATGTAATGAGTAAAACAAATACTAAAGGTTCGTTGAAAGATCGAATCGCAGCGGAAGATGCCCGTAAAAGTTCCAGAGGTGCAGCTCCTAAAGCACCAGGTGGGTCAAATGTATCTTTGCCTGAAGGTATCCAAAACGGAGTAGCTAAACTCACACGTGTAGACTTTAATGTTATTGAATCAGGTCCATACGAGGGTAGTCAAAGACTTTACGTTCATGGTGTTGTTGTAGAACCTAAAGAACATGACGGACAAAAAACTGAAGGGTTGTTAGCACAACCTGGACAAATTACCTTAGACGATGTTAGTAGTCAGTATGGTAATACCTCATTTGCAGAAAATGTAGCTAAAGCAGAAAATCGTCTAAAGCTGCTTGGATTTCCTACGTCTGATTTTGAAGATTTAGAAGAAGATACACTTCTTTACTTTAATGAAGGCGATGAAATGTATTTTAATTTTAGGACTTGGAAACCTAAAGACAGTGATCGTATTATCACTTTGATTAACGGTCCAACAGAATATACTGCTAAAACACAAGACCAAGTAGTAGAATCTGATCCTAACTACTCAGATAATCAAGATGCTACCATGTTCGTAGCTAAAAAACCTGTTAAACTTGTTAAAGCGACAAGTTTAAAAGAAACAGCAATTAAAGCTGATATTGGAGATGAATCAGCTCAACGACAAATTGTAGAAAAAGCCTCTGCTGCTGGAATTAATCCAGAAGACGAAAAATATGCTGACTGGGCATCTGTAGTTAATGCTATTGAAAGTTCAACTACTAACGAAGTAGAGGCAGGGGACGTTTGGAGTTATACCCCTGAAGGTAAATCTCAGTTAGACGTAGAGATTGTTACTGTTAACGGAAAAAACTGTAATGTTCGCGATCTTCAAGAGGGAGAAATCTACAAAGATATTTCTGTTTCTGACTTAGTTGAGATTGCGTAATCTTAACTTGGGGAGTTCTTGGTCGGTTCTCCCCGAACGGACAGGTCGTGTAAAGGTAAACACAACACAGCTTCGGGTTGATGGCTGTGTGCTGCTTTTAACAGAAGCAGTTGTAGGTTCGATTCCTACCCTGTCCGCTATATAGGAGCAGAAATGATAGTATCGTTAGACACAGAGACTACGGGTTTGGACCCTTGGCATGGGACCAAGCCCTTTCTTATTACAGTCTCAACAGATTCGGATGAGCATATTATTTGGGATTGGCCTGTAAATCCTTTAGACAGGGAACCCTCGGTTGATTATGCAGACTTACTAGAAGTACAAGAGTTAATTAACAACTGTGATCGTTTGGTGTTACAAAACAGCACGTTCGATTTAAAAATGTTAGAAACTCTTAATCATCTAGGAATTTGGGAATGGGAACCTTGGCCTTGGCATAAAATACACGATACTCAATTGTCATCTCATATGTTAGCCTCTTGTGAATTAAGAGACTTAACAACTCTTGCTTTGAAATATTTAAAAATTGACTTAAAACCTTTTGAAGTAGAAATTAAAAAAGCTACAGACAAAGCTAGAAGGTTGGTTAGGTCTAAAACGTTTGTAGAAGAACACGGAGAATGGGCTATTGCTAAAGAGGGTAGATTTGATATGCCTTCGGCCTCTGGGTCTGTTTGGAAAGCAGATATGTGGCTTCCAGAAGCTTTAGCAGAATTTGCTCCAACTTTTTTACCTGATTGGTACGATTGGAAACCTGCTACAAAAAATTATGACGGAGATGATTATTTAAAACATCCATGGTTAAGTCTTGTTAAGGATTATGCTAACTCAGATTCAGAAGCAACCCTACTCATACACCAACGTCAAGAAACAATACTTAAAGATAAAAATCTTTGGGAGATATACATAGAACGATTGAAGTTACTCCCTATTGTTTACGAAATGAAAGAAACAGGAGTTACTGTAAGCAAAACTAGAAAAGATGAAATCTATAAAACATACGAAAAAGAAACAGAAAAAATAAGACAAAAATGTATTGTGTTAGCTGACCATCCTGAGCTAACAGATTTACCTGTAAACGGAAGATCGAATGCGTTAAACACAGTAGTGTTTGATCACTTTAACTTAAAGTCTCCAAAAACTACCCCAGCAGGAAATCCCTCTATGGATAAAGAGGTAATGGGACATTGGTTAAAAGAACTAGACAGAAAAGATAAACGAAGACATTTTATTGAAGGCTTGTCTAATTACAGAAAACGTAAAACAGCTATTAGTTATATGGATGGGTATGAAAGATTTTGGATACCTGTAAAAGATCAAATAGATTGGTATGTGCTACATCCATCTTTACACGCAACTGGAACTAATACTTTAAGGTGGGCGTCCAGTAATCCTAATCAGCAAAACATTTCTAAGAAAGAGGGTTTCAATCTTAGGTATTGTTTTGGTCCTTTGCCTGGCAGAAAATGGGCATCTTTAGACTACGAAAATATTGAGCTTCGGATTCCTGCTTACGAATCAAAAGAATCAGAACTTATAGCACTGTTCGAGGAGCCATTCAAACCCCCATACTACGGATCGGTCCATCTTCTAAATTTCTCTACTGTATACCCTGACAAGTGGCAAGAAGCGATTGACAACTCTAGTTTAGAAAATGCCGCCGATTGGATTAAACATAACTGGAAAGCCTCTTGGTACCAAAGATGTAAAAACGGAGATTTTGCCGTACAATATGGTTCTGTAGAAAAACCAGGAGGATGGTCTACAGCCGATAGAGCTTTTGGTAGACAAGGTTGTCAAGCAAAATTAAAAGAGAGATTTCAAAAACAAGAAAACTTAAACAGGCATTGGATAGATACTGCTAACAAAACTGGTTATGTAGATACAATACCAGACGTAGAAATAAATCCAAATCGAGGATACCCATTACAATGTTCTAGAGCAGCAGGAGGTAACATTAGTCCCACCATACCGTTAAACTACCACACTCAAGGAACTGCTTGTTGGGTAATTTTTAGAGCAATGGTTAAAGTTTATGAGTACATACAAAAACTAAATCATAACAAACCAGACGAACTTAAATGGCACATGGTTATGCAAGTACACGACGAACTTGTTATAGATTTTCCTATCAGGAAGGGTTATCAGTACCATCTAAAGAGTATAAAAAATCTGATGGAGTCTTGTGGCGATCCAATTGGAGTACCGTTAAAGGTAGGTTGCGAGATACATGACGATAACTGGTCTCAAGGTAGGAGCATGGAATGAAACTTAAAGATAGCAAGTTATTTAAAACTTACATACATCTTATTAATGAAAGAGAATCAATAAGAGTACTGAAAGAATCTGGTAGTCCTAAACCTTGGACAAAAGACCCCCATTTAAGTAAATGGAGGTTTACAAATATGCGTAGAATGGATGACAAAGTTTCTCTTTGGTTATTACACAATTGGTACGAACCTTATTTTGATCACCCAAATATGTTGTACGCTGCTTTAGTAGCAAGATTTTTTAACCACCCAGAGGCATTAAACGATATTACGCATCTAGTTTTTTCTGATAAGGGTTGGCCTAAAGAGGAAATGTGCAGTTTGTTACGAAAAAGAAAAGCAAGAAAAGTAACAATATTCAATAATGCTTATATGGTACGAGGCAATGACGGAGTAGACAAAGTAGATACTGTCATGAATTTTACTCTTGATCCTATGGTAAAAAATCCTCCAAAGGTAGACACTAACTCTTTAGAGGCAACCTGGAAAAATATAGTTTGTAGATATGGAATGGGATCTTTTATGGCCGGACAAGTAGTTGCTGATCTTAGATGGGCTATGACCGGAGATTGGAGTGATCGTAACTTTTGGGCTCCTGTAGGTCCAGGATCAAGTAGAGGAATTTGTAGACTTTACAAACAACCTAAAAATAAAATGATAGATCAAAAAGTTTTCTTGCCTAAATTAACATACCTAAGAGAAATTGCTGGTCCGTTAATCAATCAAAATTTAAACGCAAGAATGGAAATGATGGATTGGCAAAACAGTCTTTGCGAGTTTGATAAATATATGCGGTTAGTAACTAAAACAGGTAGGCCAAAACAAAGGTATAAAGGAACATGATAATTGCTTTAGTTGGTCCTCACGCAGTAGGTAAGTCTACAGCTGCTAGGTCGTGGTCAAAAAGATACCCTCATATAAATTTTGTAGACGCAGATCAAAGTACGTGGTATAAAGGTAATGGTCACAAAGAACGAGTTGTCGGATGGCAAAAAAAGGCTGAACAAAAGATAGCGTTAGCAACTATTTGTGCTGATAGTTCTGAAATTTGGTTGATAGAGGGAAATTCCTCAAGAGTATCGTCATGGCTTAAAATAGTTCCCTGCGAAGCTATTATACATACTTACTGCAGTCCCGATATTCTTTACAACAACATTAAAGAAAGATGTGAAAGTAACAATAGAAACTTTAATGCTGACTATTGGAATGATCGCACAAAACTACTTTATGAGTCTCGCGGCAGGATTCAAAATTTACATAAAAAATTACCCAAAGTGCCTATGTACGAATTTGAAATAATTAACAGAGCTACAGATTGGAAATTTGTAGGACATCAATTTATTAAATTGATACATGGAGTAAAAAATTGATCATACAGGTTAGAGGAACAAGCGGTTCTGGTAAGTCTTGGGTAGTACATACTTTAATGAAAGAACTTTCTGAGATGTGGATTCCTGTGAAGGGTAGATGGAAAAACAAAAAAAGAAGAATCCCTTTGTACTACGTCACAAAACTTACTAATGGTAAAATAGTTGTTGTTTGTGGAGGTTACGAGTCAACTTGTGGAGGTTGTGATAACATTGGATCTGCTAAACATGTATTTTGGCTTTACGCAAAAATACGTGAGAGTTTTCCTACTGCTGTAATTATCTCAGAGGGACTTTTGTTATCTGAAGATTCTAAATGGACAATTAAAGCACAAGAAATGGGGTGGGAACCTAGAGCAGTATTTTTGTCCACAGACGTAGACCTTTGTATTGATCAAATAAATGCCCGTAGAAAGGCAGCTGGAAAAAACGAACCCATACCGGAAACCAATACCCGTAAAAGGGTGGAAGTTATTAAACGTGCTAAAGTAAAATTAAAGGATGCGGGGGTATGGAGTCACATGTACCCTGTTACCGCTACTGTTAAATTAGTAAAAGGAATGTTAGATGCAAAATGAACAAGATTGGATTGGTCGTATCGACGAGGACGAACAAAATGGTGCAGCTGAAAGGTACCAATATTTTATGCGTCCTGAACCTAGAGAGGATTTGGGACCAATAGAGTTAATTGACGATGAGTATTTTGGTCCTAACACAAAAGTTAGGAACATGAAAATCGGCATGATGCGTAATGCTAAAGAGGAAAACAAACGTAATGTTCGTGTGTACCTAAAACCTTTTCCACATCTTCGGATAGATAATGCTAAGCCACTACAAGGTTGGTACCAGTCGTTAAATAACGCATCCAAACGATCAAGACCAAGACCCTGTTTTACTGACGCTATTTTAACAGAACCTTACGGTGGATATTGTGCAGTAGGTTGTGCTTTTTGTTACATTAACTCCGGCATGAGAGGGTATAGAGGATCAGGACTTATTTCTGTTCCTTTGAATTACGGAGAACAAATTAAAAAACAACTAGGTAAAATGAACCGTTCTGCTGCGGGATATTTTTCTTCGTTTACAGATCCATTTACCCCACTAGAAAATTACTACCATAATACCCAGCAAGCTGCTGAAGCTTTTGTAGAATTGGGATTACCTATCTTTTTCTTGAGTAGATTAGC